ATACATTTGTATATTAAATGCTTGTTGTTTATTGTTTAACCTATTTGTATTATACATGTTTAATAGGTTACTTGCTAGTTGAGTTCCGCCAGTTATTGCGGCTGCTCCTAATGCTAATGGGATAGGCATGTTTTTTGTTTTTAGTTTTTTAATTTGTCACTTTGCCCTTTTTTTTATGTGTCGCTTATTTGCTCCGCTACGCTTTGCCTTTTTGCTTCACATTGTAAATGTAGGGCTTTAGTGTCAATTAGCACTAATATATCAAGGGGATTAGTGCTAATTTTTTGTTAAAACGTGTTTTAACGTTGCTACGCGGGACTTTGTCCCTTGTTTGTGGTGACACAAAGGACGATTAAAAATCATCCTTTGGCTCACCACTCTTTGATTCAACTACGTTGACTCTTAGATTGTCTTTGTTTTCGTCGATTTTATCGACTTTATTATATTTTTCTTTAATATCTTTTATCTCATTTGTATATAAATGAGCTAATTCTTGGCGTTCCGCCAAATCTAAACGCCTCCAGTCTGGTAGGTCGTTTTCTTCTCCGTCCCAAATTGGGACTTTTATACCATCAATAGGTAAACCTCTTGAATGTCTGTCTAAAATTGTTCTTATAGACATTGTTTGGTCTGGTATAGTCATACTTGGTTGAGTAAATATTTTATAGTTTTTTTGAAAACTATTGTAATTCATAGAATGCTTAATCATAAATATCTGTTTTTTTCGGCTTCTTTATACATTTTTTCAAATGATTGTATATGTCTATCAACAATAATTTGTTGATAATTTTCGCCTAATTCGTTAATAAGTTTTTCTTCTTCTGTTTCTGTAACTTCTTTGATATGGTTACTTATTCTTAATTTTTCAAAATCTGAATAAATTTTGTCTTTATAATATCTTGGCATTGCAATTTTTTTATTGCCTTTAATATTGCAGTACATCCGTTCTTCTATATTATTTTTATGCCATTTAACCATTTTTTCTGTTAAATAATTACTTCCTAAACCTTTTGACATTAGACTGAATTCTTTTTGTCTGTCATCGTTATAATGCATAGGTATTTTTCCCTTTTTTGTCATATATTTTAATGTATAACCTATGCTTGCTTCATTTACATCACCAATGTAAATCTGTCCTAAAGGCCTCCGATCTAATGTCCATGCTAGTTCTACTTTTTCCTTATCTGCGTTAAATATTATTAAATGGTAATGAGGGCGCATTCGCTTAGTACCATATTCTCCACATACATAGTATTTTAATTTTTCGTTACTTAACTTTCTGAGACGTTTCATAAATTTTTGTACGTCTGCTTTATCTAAATTCATAAAGCCGTTTTTAGTTATTGGTACTACTTCTGTATTATACGTTAATGTTACAAATAATGCGCTTTGCGAACGCTCTCCCTCTTTTACTAGTCTAAAACTCCAACCAGATGTACGACGTTTTTTACATGGGGGACATTTTGAACATGGTACTGGTATATATTCACCAGTAAACTTATCCTTAACATGAAATGGCGTTATACATTTTGTAGACATTAGAATGTAGGTGTACCATATTTAGGCATAGGTCTAACTGCCTTAATTTTATTTAATACATGACAATATAATTTTTGAGCGTCTGGGTCTTCTACTGCAAAAATTCTTGTATTATCTTGTGGTGTACATTCAATAAATTCTTGATTTAATGCTGGTTCTGTATCAAATATTCTACCTAAATGCCAATAATCTAATGATGTTCTAAAATCTCCAGCTACTCTTGAAGGCATATATTTATATTCTGCATATCTAGGTACGTATCCGAATGTGTCTTCTGCATTTGCTGTATATGCAAATAATTCATTAACTGTTACTGGTTGTTCACCAATATGAGCAAATGATGGCCAGAAGTAGTCTAATGGATCATTTTTTAAATATGTTTTAGGAATACCTTGTTGATATGCAGTTTTAGGCATTACTGACATAATTCCGATAATATAACCGTGTTCTTCACAAGAATATGAACCAGTTCTTCCAGATGATACTGAAATTCCATGACCTGCCATATTTCCTTGTGGTGTAGTATCTGATTGTCCACTTTGTAATACTTCACTAACTACAACTGGACTTTTAACGCCAGTTATATATTCTGGACGTTGTAATCTTGCATCACTTGATTTTACTCCAAAATGAGCTAAAATATTCTCTATGTAACGTGTGCCACCTCTTGCATTCTTTTCTAACCATTCTTGTAGTCTAAATGCTCTACGTAATTCGTTAATAGTTGTTGGTTGTACTTCCATGCTATCTGCTGATGCAAATAGTTGGTTTGCTCCAATTGGCAAGCTACTTGAATTGTTATCCACAGATATATCATAAGGCGCTCCATCTAATGTTGTTCCAGCTGAAGCGTTGTTAACAAATACTTCTGCTTCTCCACTTACACTACCTAAAGGTATATCTACTGCTGGGCCTTTTTGTGCAAAAGGTAATGCTGCTGTAAAATAATCGTGTTCCCAAGCTCTATTTCTTAATTGATACCATTTGTTTGCTTCTGCCCATGTATTTGTATTTGATGCATCTTTCAATTTATAATCTACTGGTGCAATTAAATTTTGGTCTCTATAATATTCATTATAAATACATTGATATGCCGCAAATGGTAATGCGTTAATCCTTTGTTCTTGACCTCCGTTATCTGGTGAAGGAATACCCATATAATCTGCAAATAAAGGTAAATTTGATGTCCAGTTTGCTGAATTTGATGGTCTTAATACTGATGTTGCTAAATATGGTGCTACTATACCGCTATTTGCATTTGTAATAAACTTTTCCCAATTATCCCATAATATACGATTTGGTACAAAGAAATAATGCATTGTTACATCCATACGATGCATAACTGGTGCAATCATAGGTGCAAACCTAATCATTGATTCGCATGATAAATCAAACTTATCTCCTGGTACACATTCCATTGTCAATATGGGTGTTAATTCTCCCATGTTAGCTGATAGCTTAACATCATGTGTTAAATCAAACACATTTTTTTGGGGTTTGGTCATTTTGACCGAGTTAAACAGGTTTTTAGCCATTTTTTTGTGTTTTATTGTTTATAATCTAATTCCTCCACGACTTACATAATATGTACGTGATACTTTACGATAGCCACCTTTTTTACGTCCGTAGCTACGACGTCCCTTAAACCTCTTTCGCATAAGATTTTGTTTTTAATTGTTTTTAATTTGAATACCAATTCTGAATTTCTCACTTCGTTCTAGTAACCTTAGGGCATTTTCTAATGTCTGATTTTTAATGATTGGATACCCATTGTAAAAGATACAGTAGATTTTGATTTCCATAATTTAGTTTTTTTATTTGTTTAATAATGAACCGATACCGATTTTAATTAAATCTCCAAATAGGTTACTATTTATACCCATATTTGTTTGTAAATTATTCTGATACTTTTTAAAAGTATTTTCTAAATTTTGACCTTCTAATTTTGCATTTATTAATGCTTCTGTTGCTTTAGTTAAAGCAATTTGTTGTGGTGTTGTTAAATTTTGCCACATACGTGTTTGCGCCATACTTTGTATGTCTTGTCTTAATTTATCTCGTAATAACGGATTAAGTTCTTGTTTATTATTTATATCTTGTATTAATGCTTGTACTTGTTTTCCTTTTAGAAAACTTGATTGCATTTTTTCTTCTAATAAATATGGACTTTGATCTATAAGATTTTCGTTTTCAAGCTTCTTTCCAATGGCTTGTTGTTGTATAAGTTCTGTTGAAGCTTCTTGTTGTTTTATTTGTGCTTCTGTTCCTTTAATATTGTAATAATTCATTAAAGCGTTTGATGCGATATTTGTGTCAATTTTGGGTGCTACAAAATCAGGGGTTTTCATGTCTGTACTTCTTATTACTGGACTATTGGTCATTTGTCCATATATTAAATTTGGGTTTAGACCTGCTTCTTTAAATCTTTGCATTTGTTGACTTGGACTATTATATGCATTTTGCATGTTCCAATCTGCTAACGCATCTGCCCTTTGTCTATCATACATTTGTATATTAAATGCTTGTTGTTTATTGTTTAACCTATTTGTATTATACATGTTTAATAGGTTACTTGCTAGTTGAGTTCCGCCAGTTATTGCGGCTGCTCCTAATGCTAATGGGAT